GCAGCGCGTTCCTCCATAGAGCCGCTGAAAGTCTTATACCAAGGTGGGTTTTTAGCTTGGCGCTCTGCCTCATTGATGTCAGCCCATGCGCCTGCAAACTTAGACATGGCTTGTGTAGTGTCGCGTCCCGCATTGATTAGCTGCCGCATTTGCCCCACGGCAGTGCTTGCAACAGATAGTGCTGTAATAGGATCAATCATGCTAGTTCCAACCTCGCTGGGCAGATGTACTCAGGGTCTACACGATAGAATCTATCATAATATCCGTATTTACGCGACCCACAGTCGTAATAGCATATCTTATGGAAACCTTGCATAAACGTGTGACCCCAAGCTATTGCGACCAACGTACACAGCATTTCAATCCGTAGATGCGTTGTAGCGCCCTTGTCGAACTAAGAAGTCTTGCCACATAGGTTTGATCATCTTGTAATTTTCTTCAACACGATAAGAAACAACAGCTAAATCAGCTTTCATGTCATGTATTTGCAACGCGCCCCATCCAAGGACACCAACACTAATCACACCTAAAACCTGCTCAAACTTCATTTTTTACCTCATGACCATAAAAATTACAGTACAACAAATATATGTTTGTTTCAATATGATCTGTTTGTTAGTTTGAGGTGGGACTTACTCCCGTTGGTCCTACGGCGGGACGCGGTATCCCCACCCTTATCCCCGTGTCCCGCCACTACTACATGGACTAACTAAAATTTTTTGTGTAGAGTGGGGTAAACCCATAACAAGAGCGTGTCTATGGCTATAGAAAAACCTATGATCCCATCTGCATTAGAGATGGAAGGTAATCCCTCTGAGGAGGAGCTTACAGTAGAAATCGTAAACCCTGACGCTGTGTCTATGGAGACTGAAGACGGGGGTATGATTATTGACTTTACAGGAGAGATCACTGACGACCTCATTGGTCCCGACCATGATGCTAACCTTGCAGAGTTTATCGAAGAGGCTGATTTGCAGTCTATGGCTTCAGAACTTATCAGTGATTTTAACGCTGATAGAGAGTCACGGTCTGATTGGGCACGAGCCTACGTAAAAGGGTTAGACCTTCTAGGGATGAAGATCGAAGAACGTCAGCAGCCTTGGGCTGGCGCTTCTGGCGTGTTTCACCCAGTCCTCACCGAATCCGTCGTGCGGTTCCAAGCACAGGCTATGGGGGAGCTATTCCCTGCATCTGGCCCTGCTAGAACTAAAATTATGGGTAAACTCACTCCTGAAAAGATAGATCAGGCAGAACGAGTACAGAACGAACTAAACTACCTACTCACGGAAGAAATGACAGAATACCGCGACGAGATGGAGCAGATGCTATTTAAGCTGCCTCTCGCGGGTTCTGCATTCAAAAAGATGTACTACGATCCAATTAGTGATCGCCCATGTGCAATGTTCGTTCCGTCTGAAGACTTTGTAGCGTCTTACGGCACAACGGATATTATGGCGTGTCCTAGATACACACACGTCATGAAAAAGACGAGCAATGAGATACTAGAGTTACAGGTCGCAGGGTTTTATCGGGATGTAGACCTACCTGATCCAGAGCCAGATTTCTCAGATATCCAAGAAAAATACGACGAGCTTGATGGGGAAAGCGCTGTTATCGAAGACGATGACCGTCATACAATCTTAGAGATGCACGTAGATATCAATATGCCTGAAGAGTTTGACGACCCTGATGGTATCGCGCGTCCTTATGTAATCACCATAGACAAGTCGTCACAAGAAATCCTAGCAATTAGAAAGAATTGGTATGAAGACGACCCGAAAAAAAGAAAGCGCCAACACTTCGTTCATTACAAGTATTTGCCAGGTCTTGGATTCTATGGAACAGGACTTATCCACCTTATCGGAGGGCTTGCGAAGTCGGCTACCTCGATTCTCCGTCAGCTCATTGACGCTGGTACGCTATCGAATCTACCAGCAGGTCTTAAAGCTCGCGGAATGCGGATTAAGGGGGATGACACGCCTCTTATGCCTGGTGAGTTCAGGGACGTGGATGTCCCAGGTGGTGCGATCCGCGATTCGATTACGTTCATCCCTTATAAAGAGCCAAGCAGCGTACTCTATTCGTTGCTTGGAAATATCGTCGAAGAAGGACGCAGAATAGGTTCTGTAGCAGATATTCAAGTAGGTGACGTAAGTGCACAAGCACCTGTCGGCACTACTCTGGCGCTTATGGAGCGGTCTATGAAGGTCATGTCTGGTGTACAGGCACGACTACATGCTGCTATGAAAAAAGAGCTACGTTTGCTGGCTAAGATCGTGCACGATTACATGCCAGAACAATACGCATACGATATGGACGGTGAGTTCAATCGCGTAGCAGACTTCGATAAACGTATCGACGTAATCCCAGTCTCTGATCCTAATGCTGCAACCATGTCCCAGCGAATCATGCAGTATCAGGCGGCGTTGCAGCTTGCTCAACAAGCTCCTCAACTGTACGATATGGGCAAGCTGCATCGTCAAATGTTAGAAGTTCTAGGTATTCAGGACGCTGACGATATCATTAAACTACCAGATGATATTAAACCAGCAGACCCAGTAACCGAGAACATGATGATCCTGAAGCAAGAGCCTACAAAAGCGTTCAAGTATCAGGATCACGAAGCACATATCCAAGTGCACATGTCTATGTTGCAAGACCCAAAAATTCAACAGATGGTGGGTCAATCTCCGTTTGCACAGCAAATCCAACAGGCTATGGCGGCACACGTCACCGAACACGTTGCGTTCCAATACCGCCGCGAGATCGAAAAGATGTTGGGTGTAGAAATGCCGAACGAAGATCAACCGCTGCCAGAGGACGTAGAGGTAGAGATTTCTCGCCTTGCGAAAGACGCAGCAGAAAAACTACTACAAAAAGATCAAGCAGAGATGGCGCAGCAGCAAGCACAGCAGCAACAGCAAGACCCTGTTGTTCAGATGCAGCAGCAAGAACTACAGCTCAAAGCACAAGAACTGCAGCATAAAATGCAGACAGACGCAGCCAAACTTCAGCTTGAGGCTAAGAAGATTGAAGCGCAAAATCAGCGCGAAGGTGCAAAACTTGGGGTACAACTCGCAACTGATCTTGACAAAAACCAGAGAGAAGATCAGCGTGAGGGTGCAAAATTGGGGATAGAAGTAGCAAAGGAGTTAACAAACAAGAATGGATGAAACGGTAATAGCGCTTTTGAAGCGTAAGATTGCTGAACACCAAGAAGAGTTAAAGACGTTTTTAGCCAACGGGGGTGCCGAAGACATGACAGCATACGCTCGTCTTGTTGGACGTAACGAAGCGCTTAACTTAATAGGTGGGGAGCTAGAGGATTTAGAGCAAAGGCTTATTGAAGAATAAACCTTTTTCTTTTATCCAACTAACGGGACTTCGTGGATGATCCACGCAAGGTTTCTGTGAACCTAAATCACTGCAAGGTAATGATATGTATAAAACAGATACAGCTACTGATGAAAAAGTAGCATCACAACTTCCACAACCGAAGGGATACAAACTCCTTATAGGTATGCCAGAAGTTAGCGAAACCACCCAAGGTGGTGTGTTTATGCCCGATGGGCTTAGATCAGCAGAAGAAACAGCGTCTATTGTTGGATTTGTCATAGATATGGGGGCAGATGCCTACTCAGATCATGATAGATTCCCAAATGGTCCGTTCTGTAAAAAGGGAGATTTTGTGATCTTCCGTTCTTATTCTGGAACACGATTTAAAATTCACGGTAAAGAGTTTCGTTTGATCAACGATGATACTGTTGAAGCCGTGGTTGATGACCCAAGAGGATACACACGAGTATGAGTAATTTAGCAGAAAACGAAGACTTCAAAGAAGAAACAGTAGCAGAAGCTATTGCTAGTGCAAAAGGTGAAGCTCCTGAAGCTAATGATGGTTTTGAGGTTGAAATTATAGATGACACTCCTGAAGAAGATCAGGGTAAACCTCGCCGCGCCGAAAACGCTGAACCTCAGATACCTTCCGAAGATGAAGTAGAGAAATATTCTGAAGGCGTACAAAAACGTATCAAACAGTTAAAGTTTGAGTTCCATGAAGAGCGTCGTGCAAAAGAAGAAGCTGCACGTATGCAGGAAGAGGCGTTGAGGTACGCACAGCAAGTAAAAGCGGAGAACGATAAGCTACGTCAAACATTGGATGATGGCGAAGCAAGCCTAATCAATCAGGCAAAAGGCCGTATTGACGCTCAGTTGGACAAAGCTAAAGCTGCTTATAAAGCCGCGTACGAGTCTGGCGACCCAGACGCGCTACTAACAGCTCAAGAACAGCTTACAAATATCCAAAACGAAAAATATCGTGTGGATAATTACCAGCCGCAGCAGCGTACTAAACAAAAAGCACCAGAACCTGAGTTTAAACAGCCTGCACCACAGGCACCTCAACCCGACCAAAAAGCGTTAGAATGGGGTAAACGTAACGATTGGTTCGAAAAAGACCCTGAAATGACAGGGTACGCGTACGGACTTCACCAGAAGCTGGTGCAACAAGGTATTGATCCTAGAAGCGATCAGTATTATGATGAAATTGACAAAGCCGTAAGGCGAGTCTTTCCAGATAAGTTTGACGATGGGCAAATTGAGGAAGAAGCACCCCAACGTCAAAACGGCTCCGTGGTTGCCGCACCGTCTCGTACGACTAAGAAACCACGCACAGTGCGACTGACCTCAACGCAAGCTGCACTCGCCAAGCGGCTTGGTCTGTCTAATGAGCAATATGCGGCGCAGTTAATGAAGGATATGAACCGATGACGAACCGAACATCACGCCAAAATCAAGATCGTGAGGCCACGAAACGTAAGGTGTCATGGGAGCGACCTTCGATGTTACCGACCCCCGAACCCCGTGAAGGCGTTGTCTATCGCTGGATTCGCACATCAACTTTGGGTCAAACGGATAACACGAATGTTTCTGCCAGATTCCGTGATGGTTGGACACCTGTTCGTAGAGAGGATCATCCAAACCTTCAAGTTGTGTCTGATATCGACTCACGATTTCAAGACAATATTGAGGTCGGTGGATTGCTGCTTTGCCAGAACTCTGCCGAAAAAGTCCAAGCGCGTATAGATGCGCAGCTTCAACAGGCTCATAGCCAAATGCAAGCTGTAGACAATTCGTACTTGCGACAGTCAGACCCTCGTATGCCCGTTCTGAATCCAGAGCGTTCTACGAGGACTTCAAGTTAGTAAGTCCAAAGGGGCTTGCTAGGTAACTTAGATATGAGGAAATAGAGCTATGGCTACTACAGCAGCTCCTTATGGCTTAAAGCCTGTCCGTCGCGCGGATGGGATGCCATATGCTGGGGCAACGTCCCAGTATCTCATTGATCCCGCTGGTGAAGCAACTAACTTATTCTATGGGCAAGTTGTTATCATTGGGGCCGATGGGTATATCGCGCTGGCTACAGGTACAGGTTCAGACCTGACCTCTAACAGCATTTCAGGCACAACAGGCGTTGGCGCAATTGGCGTTTTCGTTGGTTGTGAATATGTAAACTCTTCAGGTCAACGTGTTCAGGCACAGTATTATCCATCTGGTACAAACAGTGATAATACTGCGATCAAAGCCTATGTTGTCGATGATCCAAACGTACTATTCCAAGCGCAGCTTGATGGTTCAGGAGCGCAGACAGTAATTGGTTCGAACACATTCTTTGCAGCAGCTCAGTCTACATCGACTGGTGATACCTCAACAGGTAACTCAACGTCTGCATTGGATGCGACAGTAAAAACCGCAGCAGCAGCGTTCCGCATTGTTGCTCATGTGTCAGATGCAAGTGATGCATACCCAGATGTTCTTGTTAAGTTCAATCCAGGTGCTCACCAGATGACAAACAACGTTGGCTTATAAGGAGAATAGATAATGGCTATTTCACGCGCCCAGCTCCTTAAAGAGCTACTACCAGGTCTAAACGCGTTGTTCGGTCTTGAGTACGGTAAGTACGAAAACGAGCACGAAGAAATCTACGAAACTGAGACATCAGAGCGTTCTTTTGAAGAGGAAGTTAAGCTGTCTGGGTTTGGTGCAGCCCCAGTTAAAGCTGAAGGCCAAGCGATTTCTTACGATAATGCGCAAGAACACTTCACCGCTCGTTACAACCACGAGACTGTTGCAATGGGTTTCTCTATCACTGAAGAAGCGATGGAAGACAATCTATATGACTCTCTTTCTGCACGTTACACCAAAGCACTTGCTCGCGGTATGGCGTACACAAAGCAGACCAAAGCGGCAGCTCTGTTGAACACTGGCTTTGATACATTCAAATCTGGCGATGGTTCATTCTTGTTTGCTACAGATCACCCAACTGTTGAAGGTGGTACAAACTCAAACAAACCGTCAACAAATGCTGATTTGAACGAAACTTCACTTGAGCAAGCAGTTATCGATATCGCAGCGTTCACAGACGAACGTGGCCTATTGATCGCGGCTCGCCCACGTAAGTTGATCATTCCGCCAGCGTTGATGTTTGTTGCAACACGTCTTCTACAAACAGAACTACGTGTAGGGACAGCAGACAATGATATTAACGCAATCCGTTCTAACGGGTCTATTCCAGAGGGTTACACTGTTAACCACTATCTGACAGACAATGATGCGTTCTTTATCACAACTGATATCCCGAACGGCATGAAGCACTTTGTGCGTACTGCTATGCAGACGGGTATGGACGGAGACTTCGATACAGGTAACGTGCGCTATAAAGCGCGTGAGCGTTACTCATTTGGTGTTTCTGACCCACTAGGCATTTACGGTTCCCCAGGAGCGTAATTTGTGATATGGTGTAGTTGCTCTCTCCCAAGGGCACACACCTCCCTGTTGGATTGGGGCTGCTCACGCGGCCCCTTTCTTTTTTGCAAAAGTATGTTATCCTGTGCGCAGCAATAATGCTGAATTGTATAGATTCTTGCGCTTCGCAAACGCAAGAAGTTGACCTCAGACATGAGAGGAGAAAAACATGGCGGCTACTAATTTTTCAGGTCCAGTTGTATCAAGTAACGGTGTTACTGTAGGGACATCTACATTTGCAAACTTGCCAACTGCGTCTGCAAGCACAGGTATGGTTTTCTTTGCATCTGACGCTCTAAAAGCATCAGAGACAACAGGAAACGGTACAGGCAACTTAGTGTTTTCTGACGGGTCGAACTGGATTCGTGTGGATACAGGTGCGAACGCAGGAACTTAAATCGAGGAGATAAAGTATGCGTTCTGATGTCCAATCGAAACGTATTACGGCGACAGGGTCGGCTGGAGTTGGCCCCGCACGTATTCGTCAAATTCAGGTGCTTACAGCTTCAGGAACGCCTCGCCTAACCATTACGGATGGTAACGGCGGCTCTACAGTTCTTGATTTAGACTTTAAAGCATCTGATTCTCACTCAGTAAACATTCCGTCTGACGGCATTCGTGTCGGAGACATATATGTTTCTGCGTTTACTAATATCACTGCTATGACGGTGTTCTACAACTAAGGTAAGTTATGCCTGAAAAGAAAAAGAAGGATAGTCGCTTAGAACGTGCGGGGGTGTCTGGTTATAACAAGCCAAAGCGCACCCCCAATCACCCAACCAAGTCACACATCGTTGTGGCTAAAGAAGGCGATAAGGTTAAGACTATTCGATTTGGACAACAGGGTGTGAAGACAAACCAGACTGCAGGGCAGCGCAAAGCCTTTAAGTCTCGTCATGCAAAGAACATTAGCAAGGGTAAGATGTCCGCAGCTTATTGGGCCAACAAAGTTAAGTGGTCACCAAGCAAGACAAAGTCTAGCTCAAGTAAGTGGAAAAAGGGTTCATGACCATCTCTCGCGCACAGATGGGTAGTCAGCTAACGGGAAACAGAATGCCAGTCAAAAAAGTAAAAGGTGGTTATAAGTTTGGAAGCTCAGGTAAGGTTTACCCTACCCGTGCGGGAGCAGAACGTCAGCAACGTGCAGCTTACGCCAACGGTTACAAGGGCATGTCTACTGGTGGGAAGGTTTCCACGGGAGATGACGCCAAAGACCTTGAGATTATTCGCATGGGTAAGGGTGGCAAGACTAAAAAGAAGAAGTCTAAAAGTCGTGTGAACGAAGCTGGTAACTACACTAAGCCATCTATGCGCAAGAGATTGTTTAATAAGATCAAAGCTGGTGGCAAAGGGGGTGCGCCTGGGCAATGGTCTGCTCGCAAAGCTCAGATGTTAGCACAACAATATAAGAAGGCTGGCGGTGGGTACAGAGATTGAAGATGATCTGCGCAGTTGGTCGCGTGAGGTTTTAGAGGTTCCTAATGAACACCTCAAGGGGGTGCCACCGTGTCCCTACGCCAAAGAGGCGTGGAAAAAAGACAAAGTTCTTGTAGTTGAAACAGACGACATATTTGATAGCACTACAATTTATACTCAGTTCTTCGCGGACTTTGAAAAAGAACTTCTAATAATTGCATCTTTTGTTTTGCCAGACATAGAAGAATTCAATGGGTTTGTGGATGAACTTAACAGGAAAGAAAAAGCACTGCATTGTATGGGTTTTCACCCAGGATATGATGCCGAAGATGCAGAATTAGACTTTCTTTCTGACAATGATTGGGTCAGTTCTTTTGATGAAGACTATTGCATGATCTTCATACAGGACTTGGAGACCGTTGTTAGAGCAAGTGACAAGTTAGAGAAACTGGGATACTATAAGGCGTATCCTGAATCAGAGTATCAAGAACTCGTAGTAGAACGGAAAAGGAGACTCCAATGGCTATGAAACCTCGTGCAATGAAGAAGAAGCCTGTAGCAATGAAGCGTGGCGGTGCCGCTAAGAAACGTGGCGGTGGCATGATGATGAAGAAGCCGATGGCTATGAAGCGTGGCGGTAAAGCTAAGAAAAAGTAATGGCACTTAAAAAGTCGCAGAAGAGCCTCAAGTCTTGGACCAAGCAGAAATGGCGTACTAAAAGTGGCAAGCCCTCTACCCAAGGTGCTAATGCTACTGGTGAACGGTATTTACCTTCTTCGGCTATTAAGTCTCTTAGCAGCAGTGAATATGCTGCAACCACACGAGCAAAACGAAAAGGCACTAAGGCAGGTAAGCAGCATGTGGCTCAACCTAAAAAGATTGCAAAGAAAACCAAACGACACAGAAGTGTAGTTACATAGGAATAGATCATGGCTGTAGTAACCCCAGACTTACCAGAACTCTTTGAAGAGGCATACGAACGGGCTGGCCTTTCTATGCGTACTGGCTATGACCTTAAAACAGCCCGCAGAAGTCTTAACCTTTTAACATTGGAGTGGCAAAACCGTGGCCTTAATCTCTTTACTATTGAAGAAGGTACGGTCTCTGTTACGGCTGGGACCGCGACCTACACCCTTCCTTCGGACACAATCGACATCATCGAACACCAAATCCGAACAGGAACAGGAACTAGCCAAGTCGATACAGCGCTTGAAAGAATCAGTGTCGCAACCTACGCGCAGCAAACAAACAAAAACACGCAAGGTAGGCCGACCCAAATCTACGTCCAAAGGCTCCCAACGGAAACAAAAGTAACTCTCTGGCCTGTGCCAGATAGCACAACGACTTACACAATTTTTTATTACAGGCTCAAGGGCATTGATGGACTCTCATCTGGTGTTGGCGCTGATGTTACTTCAGTTCCACCACGTTTTGTCCCCTGTTTGGTATCTGGGTTAGCGTACTATATTGCTATGAAAAAGCCTGAAGTTTCTGGCAGAGTTGCCGCTTTGAAGCAAGAATATGAGTTTCAGTTCGAACTCGCCGCAGGTGAGGACGAAGAAACAGCGTCAATTAAGTTTGTTCCGTATGATACATTTATGTTGGGGGGATAATGAGCTACGCTAAAGGTAGATATGCTTTTGGGTTTTGCGACAAGACTGGGTTTAGGTATCCACTAAAAGACCTTGTTCCCGAATTTCAAAACGGAGTAAAGACGGGGTTTCTTGTTGGAAGAGATGTGGTTGACCCAGATCAGCCTCAAAACTTTCTAGGAAGAGTTAAGATTTTTGACCCGCAGTCACTGCAAAATCCAAGACCTGATACGTCACAAACTGAGAGTCGTGGTCTTTTTGGATTCAATCCTGTATGGAATGATGCACAATACATGACAGCGCAGGTAGGAAGTGTTAAGATAGTTATATCGTAGGAGGATATGATGGCAGCACCAAAGAAAAGACTTGGTAAAGGTAAGAACCGTTTGAAGTTTAAAGACGTGTCTCCTCGTGCCGAAAAAGATGATCAAGTTCATGTTAAAAAAATTAAAGATGAAGACTTGATCGATGTATCCCCTCGCGCTGAAAAGAACGAACGCAAAGAGGTCATGGGTAAAAAAGCTGGTGGCTCTCTAAAACCTGTACCAAAAGACAAAGAGGGAAGTCTGGGAAAGCTGCCTACAGGTGTTCGTAACAAAATGGGCTTTATGAAGCGCGGTGGTTCCGTAAAGAAAATGGGTATGGGTGGCAAGTGTCGTGGTATGGGTGCAGCCACTCGTGGTGGTAACTTTTCAAGGAATGGATAAGTTCAAATGAACTATTCTGAGCTAGTACAAGCAGTCAAGGATTACACTGAGAACACGGAAACAACTTTCGTGAACAACATTGATATGTTTATCCGCCAAGCAGAAGAGCGGATATTCAGAGATGTTCAGATTCCTGAACTGCGCAAGAATGTCACGGGTAATATTTCTTCTGGCAATCAGTATCTAGCTCGCCCTGCAGACTTTCTGACTACGTTGTCTTTGGCTGTTATCAGTGGGGGTGATTTTACTTATCTCTTAGAGAAAGAGGTCAACTTTATCAGAGAGGCGTATCCAAGTGCCTCTACAACTGGCACACCGAAGTATTATGCTATTTTTGATGGTGACACATCAGGAGCCAACGGCAACTTTATATTGGGTCCAACTCCAGATGCTGCATACGATGTAGAGCTTCATTACTATTATGATCCACCTTCTATCGTGACTTCGACTACATCTTGGCTTGGTGATAACGCGGAAGCTGCATTACTTTACGGCACTCTCTACGAAGCATATACCTTTATGAAGGGCGAGTCAGATGTGCTGCAGAACTATCAACAGCGTTATCAGTCCGCTCTAGTCAATATGGCTGCTATAGGGGTTATGTTGAAAAGCGATACATATAGAGAGGATGCAGCGTAATGGCTATTACTCAAACAACGTGTACCTCGTTTAAGAAAGAGCTTCTTGAAGCTGTTCACGACTTTACGTCCCACACGTTTAAGATTGCTTTGTACTCTGATTCTGCGGATTTAGGTGCAGGCACAACAGTTTATTCCACGACTAACGAAATAACGAACACCTCTGGTAGTGCTTATTCTCCTGGTGGCAAAGCGTTAACCACGATTGCTCCAACTACTTCAGGTACTGTGGCGTTTGTGGATTTTGAGAATATCAGTTGGACCAGTGCTTCGTTTACGGCGCGTGGTGCTTTGATATATAATTCTTCTGCTTCTAATAAAGCTGTAGCTGTGTTAGATTTCGGGAGTAATCGCGTAGTCTCAGGTGATACCTTTGAAGTTCAGTTCCCTGTATCATCCGCTACAACAGCTATAATTAGGATATCATAGGAGTTTACTATGGCTAGTTTCACAAAGGTAAACGATTTTGTCGTAAACCTAGCAAATGCAATGGACATGGATGCGGATACCTTAATCGTAGCCTTGTCAAACACAGACCCAACGTCAGGAACAGATGTTACCGCAGACGGTAATGGAATCTTGGCGAACATCTCTCAGATCAGTTACACCAACTTGTCCTCACGTACACTTGCAAACGTGACCAGTACACAGACAAGTGGGACATACAAGCTGTCTGCTGACGACCTTACACTGACAGCATCTGGCGGTTCAGTCGCTGCGTTCCGTTACATTGTAATTTACAATGACACAGTGACATCACCTGCTGATCCAGTTATTGGTTACTATGACTATGGTACATCATTGACACTAAACGATGGTGACACGTTTACAATCGACATCGGGACAAACGGTATCCTGACACTAACATAAGGGGTAGATCGTCATGGCTAAACTTTTCAATCGGGCCAAGATGACGACAGCCACGACTGGAACAGGCACTATTACTTTGGGTAGTGCCTCTTCAGGATTTCAGTCCTTTGCTGATGCTGGTGTGTCAAATGGTGATGTCGTCCAATATGTGATCGAAGAGGGTTCTAACTTCGAGATCGGGACAGGTACATACACTGCATCAGGAACAACTCTGACGCGGACTGTAACAGAAAGTTCTAATAGCGATAATGCGATCAACCTAGCAGGCGATGCTCTGGTTTCTATCACCGCAGTTGCTGTAGATTATAATCGCTTGCAGCACGAAGGCAGTGACAAGGTTACTGTGTCTTCTACTGGTGCATCGGTTACTGGTAATATTAGTGTCACTGGAACTGTAGATGGGCGCAATGTTGGAACTGACGGTTCTAAACTAGATGGCATTGAGGCAAACGCAGACGTTACCGACAGTGCAAATGTAGGTACATCTTTAACAGGCTTTACCACAGAGACCTCTTTTCAGGGAGCTGACCTTGTAGCAGTTTATGATACATCTGCATCTGCATGGCGTAAGGGAACTATTACAAATGCCGCCCTTCAAGGCCCAAAGGGTCAAAAGGGTCAGACAGGCGATACAGGCTCTCAAGGCGCGACAGGTTCAACTGGACCTACAGGACCAACTGGCCCAACAGGTGCCAAGGGGCAAAAAGGCCAGACAGGTGGGACTGGTCCCACGGGTCCAACAGGCCCAACTGGCGCAACGGGTCCAACGGGTCCAACGGGTCCAACAGGAGCTAAAGGTCAGAAGGGTGAAGTAGGGCCAACTGGACCCACAGGAAATACTGGACCCACGGGTCAGAAGGGTCAGAAAGGCCAAAAAGGTGAAGTAGGCAATACTGGTCCAACTGGTGGGACAGGACCGACAGGGCCAAAGGGCCAAAAAGGCCAGAAGGGTGAAGTTGGCCCTACAGGCGGTACAGGTGGCACTGGCCCCACTGGACCGAAAGGTCAAAAAGGCCAGAAGGGTGAGGTTGGCCCTACAGGCGGTACAGGCGGTACTGGGCCAACTGGTCAAAAAGGCCAGAAGGGTGAGGTTGGCCCTACAGGCCCGACAGGTCAGAAAGGCCAAAAGGGACAGACAGGCAATACAGGTCCAGGTGGCCCTACGGGTCAGAAAGGCCAGAAAGGCCAGAAAGGTCAGACGGGTAATACGGGTAGTACGGGCAGTACTGGGCAGAAGGGACAGAAAGGTCAGAAGGGCCAAAAGGGCCAGACAGGTAGTTCAGGCGGTACTGGGCCTACTGGTCCTACGGGGCCAACTGGTCCAACTGGTCCATCAGGGACGCCTTCCACATCCTACAATACTGTCGGTAGTTATAACTGGGGGAGACCACAGAATACTACGAGTTACTCAATTAATGGTACAGCTAGTAGTGTTTATTCAGCGGCATTTAGTTATCTTGACTGCCCTAGATATTCTGGCAGTTGGAATAATTCAGCACAACAATCGGCGCTATCAGGGACATGGCGATTTATGAATGGTGCGCGAAATGTCGGCGGTTGGGGCTGTACAGGCCTCTGTGTCAGAATTAGTTAGGGGGAAATTATGAGCATTGCAATTACAGAATATCGAAATGCACGAGCGTTTAATGAAAACGCCACAAGCATTGATGTTGAAATAAACCACCCTGAGCATGGTTGGATACCTTATTTGCTTACAGATTATGATACGGATAACACTATCAACAATGATGATCTAAGAGCGTTAATTGGTGATGATTACGCCCCTTATGTTGCGCCAACACAAGAAGAACTAGATGAAGACGCGGCAATCAATATTCGACATATTCGTGATATGTTTCTTACATATTTGGTAGACCCAATCGTGTCCAATCCTTTGCGTTGGGAATCTTTATCGCAAGAAGATCAAGATGCAGTGAGATTATTTCGTCAAGGTTTACTAGATATTACACAGCAAGCCACGTTTCCTAGAGATATTTATTGGCCCGAAAAACCAAACTGCATTCCCGACGATCCAGTGCAAGCGGAACTTACGGAAATAACACAAAGTAGCTAATAGTAAGGAGTACGAAGATGGCTATTAAAGTAGGTGGAACTTCTGTCATATCTGACAGTCTTGTTTTACAAAATGTGACGGGACTAAAGACTGTTGATGGTGAAAGTCTTTTGGGTTCAGGAGATATAAATGTTGACCCTCCAACTGGTCAAGGCGAGATAGGAACTTATAGTTACGGCAGACCCGCAAATACTACAGGTTACGATGTTGGTGACACCGCAACAAGTTTTTACAGTGTTGCAGAAAACTATACTGGTAATGCAAGATATGGCTCAGGTGGATGGACCGATACTGGAGGCCAAAATCTTGAAAGCGGAACTTGGAGAAGTATGAATGGTGCAAAGAGTATCGGTGGATGGGGAGTCTGTGGTCTATGGGTAAGGATTTCTTAATCTAAATTAATTTATAAGTGGGTGGGGAAATGGTAAGACAAAATTGGCGAATGTGGCCTAGCTCAATAGACGTAAATACAATATTAGAGCAGCCTGAAACTAAGAATGTTACGCAAGCGACTACCTTTGGTGGAGAGAATTTAGAACATCGTAGGAGTCGCATAGCGTGGCTTACGGGCAATCACGAGGTGCAGTCTTTACTTCAGCCTTACATAGAAGAAGCAAAATCTGTTATGGGGATTGATGTTAATCTCAGTGCTGAGATGCAGTTTACAGAATATCACGCTACAGAGGGTGGCAAGTATGATTGGCATCATGACGTTGATTGGAACAACAATGACGGGACGGATCGCAAGCTGTCTTTAACGGTGCAACTTAGTGATCCCGCTGATTATGATGGTGGGGATTTTGAGTTTTCAGAGGTTGAGAAACTACCAGACTTCGCAAGGCAGAAAGGGACCGTCATGGTTTTTCCTAGCTATCTTGCACACAGAGTTACCCCTGTAACACGTGGGGTGCGTCGATCTTTGGTTGCTTGGTTTTCTGGCCCCACATGGCGATAGTTTATCAAATTAGCTTACATGGCTCTGCCTTTGATGCGCGAAACCTGTCATGGGAAGAAGTTATATCCCTAAGCGATTGCAAACCTGACAACTCTTGGATGGACCCAATCCACAAGAGGTCTTTGCTGAAAGGTGAGTTTGGATGCGCAGTAAGCCATCTACGTGTGTGGGAGAAAATAGTTCAATCGAACTTAAACGGTATCATCTTAGAAGAAGATGTTGTCTTTGATTCTATCAATACTGGGCATGTAGACTCTTTGCTCGCAAGATATGATAGCGCGTGGCTTGGCTATCGTTGGAATGATATGGGATATTGGTATAACTGCCATGCTTATGCCGTATCGCCAACAACTGCAAAGTACTTGATTGAAGGCTTTAGAGAGAGCATTATACCAGTAGATGAGTGGGTTCCTTTAAAGTTACAGGGTAAAAATAATTACTTTTATGAAAGTGAAGTAGTTAAACAAATCCCAAGAAATGTTAGACCGTCTACAATAGAGGAGACAGAAATGCTTAGGGTGGAAGCAGATTTTAGAATTGTAACCGTTGCAACAGAACCAGAGAAGATGTGGGCGCTGAAACAGTCTGCTGATAAATATGGCGTTCAGGTGCATAACTTAGGTAAAGATCATCCTTGGCGTGATCCGATGGATGGCTTGGCTGGAATGCCAAAAATACAGCTAGTGAATGAATATTTAGCTACAGTTCCAGAAGATGCAGTTATTCTTTTTATGGATGGATACGACACGTTTTTTGCAGATGACCCAAGAGAAGTTCTAAATAGGTTTTTCGATTTTGATGCAGATATTGTGTTCGGTGCAGAGCGTGAACACTGGCCTTTGATTGATGATGAGTTCATGCGGAACAAGTGGCGGGACACTGGCACCCCTTACAAGTATTTGAATAGCGGCCTTTACATTGGCAGAGCCAAAGCACTTCACGCTTTCATCGCACAGGATGCGCCTAACAAGTCGGACAAAGACGATCAGCTTTATTGTCAGTTGCGATACCTGAAAACACAGCCCTCCGAAATAGTCGATAAGGGCTATCGCTTCCCTTACACCGTAAAGCTAGATGTTGAGGCTTACATTTTCCAAAACCATGAGCCAAATATACGCGTGGTTGAAGGTCAGCTATGGAATGATGAAACTGGGTGCTGCGGATGTATCTATCATGGCAACGGCGGCGAAGATGCTAAAACATTATTTGTAACGATGGCTGAAAAATTTGACTTGATGCCTGAAGATGAAGTCGTTAGCCCATATTATCTAACACTTGATTATGAGGAAGTTGCACCAGACATTTTGGTCACTGATTTCTTGTCAGATCGTCAATGTGATTTCTTAATTCAAAAGTCTGAAAGCTATGGAAATTGGGATCAGATGGAAGGTGACAAGTTTCCAGCTCAAGAAATACGAATTAAACAAATGGGTCTTTGGCATGAGTATGAACGGTTATGGGCAGAAAAGTTAGGTAAAATCTGCGAGCAATACTGGACACCAGAAGCATATGTGGGTCTGAGAGATGCATTCACTATGCGGTACTCCATAGACACACAGACAAGTCTTGGTCTTCACACAGATGCCTCACTGTTTACTGGAAGCGTAAAGTTAAACGAAAACTATGCTGGTGCTGAACTAATATTTCCACGTCAAAACTTTTCCAATATTAATGTGCCAAGGGGAAAATGCATATTATTCCCAGGAATGGTTACTCATGGGCACCATGTAAACGAACTTAGAGGTGGCACTAAATACAGCCTGACAATGTGGACTAGCCGATATAAAGGCGACCTTAATGACTAAATTTTTTGTTGAGATAGGAGCGGCAGACTTTGACACCTTAGAACCGCTCGCTCAACAAGGATGGCATGGTTATGTGGTTGAGCCTATACCACATTTATATGATAAGTTAGTTACCCAGTTTGAGCCTTATCCTGTTGAGGTTTTTAAGTGTGCAGTTTCTGATTACAATGGTGAAATAGCAATGGCAGTAGCCCGCGATGATGGTTCTTGGTTGACTGGGTGTTCACATGTGATTGCAGATAACCATATGGGTTATAAGCTAAGTGAAAACATCGATAGGAAGTATGACTTCTATGAGCGTATTGGCGTGGATTGTGTAACCCTAGATGCGTTATTAAAAGATGTTGATCACATTGATTTCATGAAGGTCGATGCCGAAGGACATGAGAACAACATTTTTTTAAATTATTCTTTTCGTGTTAAGCCAACAATGATCAAAGTAGAGCACAAGCATATAGATGATACCGCGCTTGCTCACAAATTACGCACTAATGGTTATTTGGTTTGGACGGAAAAAGATGATATATATGGTGTAATCTAGCAAAAAGGTTACCCAAATGCTTAGTAATACTCCCATTGCTGGTGCAGCCATTGCCTCAATAGGTACAGCTCAACACGTATTTAATGTTGCGAGCGGCACCTTTACCTTGAGTATGCACGGTGCAGCAAAACTTATTACCAATGTAAAAGAAACAGGGGTATTCACTTATACTGGTCAACCATTAACTATCACCAAGGCAATGAATGTTGACCTTGCGTCTGGTTCTTTTGTCATAGACGGAAAGGCAGTAGGGCTTCAGGGCGGCAAGGCTATTGAAGCTGATAGCGGCTCGTTTACTTATACGGGTTACGCTATTGAAAACCCAATATCCGTAAGTATTGGTATCGATTCTGGCACATTTACGATAACTGACAGAGATGCTGCAGTAACCGCACAGTTAAATATGGATGCGGATTCTGGTACGTTTACTTATACTGGTCGTCCTATCACTAAGGTCATTACTGAAGTTGCTGATGCTGGCAGCTTTACGCTTACAGGACAAGATATAGGCACCCGTATAGCCTTAACCGAATCTCTTGAGGCTGGCTCTTTCTCCATAACAGGGCGGGATATAACTGGTGATATAACAGAAGTTATAACATCTGGATCGTTCTCCTTTACTGGCAATGATGTTGATTTCGCAAAGGTAATGAATATTGCCGCTGACTCTGGTTCTTTCTCTGTAGCAGGTCAGGATGCGACATTTACGATAGCGATGAATGTTGACTTAGAGTCAGGCACATTTGTCCTAACTGGTCAGGATACATCTCAAAACATCACTGAAGTTATAGAAGCTGGTGTGTTCACGTATAGTGGTCAAGCTTTAGGTTTGACCAAAGACATGAGCGAAGACGTGGATGCAGGGTCATTCACTCTTACAGGCCAAGATGCGTCCTTCACCGTTGCTGTTAGTGTTTCTGTAGACAGTGGGTCGTTTACTCTTACAGGACAAGATGTAAGCCTAATAGCTGACAGGAAAATTAATCTTGACGCGGGTTCATTTGTCCTTACGGGGCAGGATGTATCATTTGCTATTGGCGTATTCTCTGGAAGTTTCCAGCTTGATATCGGCCTTGGAGGAGTGACGGTATACGGACAGATAATCCCAGATCAAAACCCAAATTATACGGAAATAACAAATGCTGATGATCCAGATTGGCAACTTGTTGCTTAAAACGCAAATTGAACGTATAATCTGTTTAGCGAAAATAGTTCAATAGAACTTTAACGATAGGTTCGGTATGGCTTCATATACAAATATCAACGGCGTTAAACTCATATCTACTGGTGACGAAGCTGGTACTTGGGGTACAAGTACAAATACAAACCTTCAAATCTTAGATGCTGCCGCCAAAGGATTTAAGAAAATCACCATGACAGATGCAGATTATACTCTGCCTCTGGACAACAACCCATCATCTGTAGAGAACGGTCATTACGCAGGTATTGAGTTTTTTGGAGCGAACTCCGCTGAACGCACAATCACACTGGAACAAAATGACCACGCTCTTGTGTACTTGTTCCTGAATAACTCAGGTGACGTTCTTAGAATTAAGCAGGGTGATGGTACAGGTGGCGGCGCTGCCAACGAGGGAACCATTACGATTGCGGATGGTGACAGCGCGATTGCCTTTGCCGATGGCGCAGGTACAAATGCTAAGGTGGTAGATATTACCGCAGTGATGCAGGTTGAGGCAGCTACTAAGCTAACAAATTCAAGAGACTTTTCTATTACTGGTGACATTACAGCAGCGGCTGTTTCCTTTGATGGCACAGGTAATGTTGCTCTTAGCTCTTCGATCACGGCTGGTTCTATTGTTGATGCTGATATCAATGCAAGCGCAGCCATTGCAGACACAAAGCTGGCTACGATCTCTACTGCGAGTAAGGTTTCAAACTCAGCTACAACTGCAACTGACGCGAATACCGCAAGCGCAATCGTAGCTCGTGACGCTAGTGGTAACTTTAGCGCAGGTACTATTACTGCCTCCCTCAGTGGTAATGCTTCTGGTACAGCAGGGAGCCTTGCTTCTGCTCAAAACTTTTCTCTGACTGGGGATGTTACGGCAGCGGCGGTTTCATTTGATGGTACTGGGGCGGTAGCTTTAAGCACAGCCATTGCGGCAGGTGCGATTGTTAACGCCGATATCAGTAGTAGCGCAGCTATTGCCGATACTAAACTAGCTACAATTTCTACAGCAAGTAAGGTTTCCAATTCAGCTACAACAGCAACAGATGCAAACACAGCAAATGCTATTGTGGCAAGGGACGCTTCTGGCAACTTTAGCGCAGGGACTATTACAGCGTCTCTTTCAGGCAATGTTACGGGCAATGTTACGGGTGATGTTACGGGTGATGTCACAGGCGACCTCACAGGCAATGCAAGTACAGCTACAACAGCAGCGGCTCTAACTGGTGACGTTTCAGTAACAGGTAATTTTACTGTAGAAGCCACTACAGACATATACCTCAAGCCTACTGGTGATAACGTCTATATGCAGGGTGTAACATCTAACGAACAAATTAATTTTGAACTCAACGGAAGTTCACAAGAGATAATCGCGTCAGATGCGCTGAATGTAGGTGCGACTAGCGGAGACTTAACTTTATATACAACAACATCTGGAGACGTTGATCTAAACCCCGCGAGTGGTAAAATTGGTTTATACGACAATGGCACAGAGCGAGCTGGTTTCGATGTAAACACAAGTGGTCAGCTTAAAGTGTATACTGGCTCTAACTTTGCAACTCTTAACACAACTTTTTCTGGGAACGATATTACCGTAGCAGGTGACGCTTCAGTTGGTGGTGAAGTTATACTAACTGGTGGAGCTAACAATTGGACTGTCGAAGTTGACGGAAGCAACAACCTAGTAATCCAATATAACGGCACAACAGTGTTTAAACTCAGCACTGCTGGTAGTTTGCAAGTAGCAGATAATGTTGAATCTGATGCAAGTTTCTGAGGATTGTGATGGCTTTTACAGAACTGAGATTTAAAGCTGGAATAAACAAAGAAATCACTCCGTATTCAGAGGAAAACGGTTGGGTTGATTGCGATAAGGTTAGGTTTCGTTTTGGTTATCCAGAAAAGCTAAACGGTTGGGAAAAAAATACAACAAACTCATTTTTAGGTAAGGCTAGAGGACTTCATGAGTGGGTTGCATTGAGCGGTGAAACCTTTCTAGGGTTGGGTACTCAGCTAAAGTATTACATCAAGGAAGGCGCAGGATTTAATGATATCACACCGATTAGGCTGACCACCAGTGCAGGTGATGTGACTTTTTCTGCTACAAATGGTTCCTCTACAATTACAGTAACGGATATAAACCACGGTGCAGTCGTTAATGATTTCGTGACTTTCAGCGGGGCTGTTTCCTTGGGTGGCAATATTACAGCCGCAATATTGAACCAAGAATATCAGATAACAAATGTTATAGACGGGAATACATATGAAATAAGTGCCCGAACAGTGAGCACCATTTCTAGTATTACAGATGCAGGTGAAATTGATGACACACCTGTAAATGCAAACTCTAGCGATACTGGTAACGGTGGGTCTAGTGTGGTTGGTACATACCAGCAGGGTACAGGTCTTAACTCTGCGGTTGCAGGTACAGGTTGGGGTGCTGGTTTGTTTGGCGGTACAAATAATAGCGCATTCCAAACAACAATAGCTGAAGACCTAGATGCTACTGAAAAAGATGTTACCCTTGCGGCTAGTCAAATAAGTAACTTTGAAGTCGATGATGTAGTTCTCGTTAATTCAGAACTCATGACTGTTACAGACACATTTTTAGTTACTGTTGCCGATCCTGGCTCAGGCAACGCTTATTATATAAATGGCTCACTGCAAGCCACCGTTTCTCTGGTAGAGGGTAGAACTTATAAGTTTGATCAAAGTGACATTAGTAATTCGGGGCATCCTTTAAGATTTTCTACAACATCAGACGGCACTCATGGAGGTGGTTCAGAATACACTACAGGTGTTACAACGGTTGGCACCCCAGGAACCGCAGGTGCTTACACGCAAATAGTAGTAGCTAGTTCAGCGCCAACTCTATATTACTATTGTTCTGTACATAGTGGTATGGGTGGTACAGCCAATACTCCTACAGACGGCCCTCTTATCGTGGATCGTGGGGCAAAGGGAACTACTGCAACAACGCATACAAACGGTGACGATCTATTTTTGGTAGATGGAAACACTAATTCTGCAGACAACTACAACGGTTGGGGTGAGGGTGTAGCAACTGGTACACAGACTTCTACTACAAACCTGCGTGTTTGGTCGCATGACAACTTTGGTGAAGACCTTATCTTCAACGAAAGAAATGGTCAGATATTCTATTGGGACAAGACAAACGGTGTAGAAACCCGTGGTGTGGAGCTGTCCACTCTCACAGGGACACCTCGCTCTGTGCCGCAAAAAGCTGCTCAGGTATTGCTTTCAGATAGAGATCGACACGTTATTGCTTTTGGTTCTGATGGCTTGGGCGCTTCATCTGACACTCAGGGTAATGGCACTCAAGACCCAATGCTTATTAGGTTTTCAAGCCAAGAAAATCCGATTGATTGGTATCCTACAGATACAAACACAGCAGGTGATCTCCGTATCGATACAGGATCAAAGATCATGCAAGCCGTTGAGACACGTCAACAAATTGCTGTGTTTACTGACACCGCTGTATACGCCATGCAGTTTATTGGACCGCCGTTTACTTTCGGTATTAACCTAGTTTCATCAAACATTACCATTGCAAGTCCCCGTGCCGCTGTCGGTGTTAACGACATTGTGTACTGGATGGGTAACGCAGAGTTCTATAGCTACTCTGGTGCGGTTCAAAGAATACCATGTACCGTACGTGATTACGT